CTCTTTTCTAAAAAACTATTAGCTCCAGTTGCTGCTGTTGTTGAAGTATAAACCTGTATTCCTCTAACAAATAAAGTTCCCGCAGGAGCATAAATATTATCTTTTGAAGATGTTAAATTTCCTATCATTTCTTTTCTATCTGCATCAATTGGAACATCTCTTTGAATTCTAAGTTCTGAATTATCTATAAATTGATCAGTAATTGTACTTGAGAGTACGCCTGTTCCAACTTCAGTATAATTCTGAATTGCTGTTGTCAGTGTTGAATAAGTAAATCCTGCCATTATGCACTAAGAGTTGCTGGTCCTATTGAAACCGGAAACCCTCCTCCTTTCACATCACCTGCTGTTGCAGTGTTCGTGTTAACTGTAAAATAAAACCAATCTGTTGTAAAATCCGTGTCTCTATCACCGCTAACATACTTACCTGTAGTAATAGCATAACCTGAGGCATATGCAATATTTGATCCCGCTATACCATCAAAACTACCAGGATCACCATAAGTGCCTGAAGTTGTTGGTGCTCCTCTAAATCTGTACGTTGATCCATTTGTCAACCCATGATTCGGTGCATGGACATTAATAATGCCCGATGAAGCTGCATACGTGGTAAATGGATCAGGGATTAATAATTGTGCTACAGTTTTTTCTGTTCTATCTGTTCTAGAATTTTGTAATGCTTGTGCATCTCCACCATGAGGTCTTGGCTGTAATTGAGGTTGTTTTGATTCATATTCAGATTTATGAACAAACATTCCATTCCATTCTCTAACCATTTCATTATATGGAAAAGCCATTCCTGATCGGTCTGATATTGCCTGTGCATATTTTCCTCTTGCGTATGCCATTATATATTCGGGTAGTAATTCTTCGGAGTTATATAAGTACTAGCTGAAGAACCATCTTCTGCTAATGCTCGTGTTAACTCGTCTTCATACAACAATTTCATTTGTTGTACTAATTGTGGGTTAAATTTTTGTGATAAATAAAATGCAAGTCCTGAAACCATACAAGGTACAAATCTGTATGGAACATCTGTTGCATCTGTGTAAGTTGCATCTGCATCTTGAATTCTTTTTACAAAAAACATGTGGACGTCTTTTGATGCATTTGTTGAATCTGGTGTTGGATAAAGAGTTACAGTTGTTTTGTCCACGAATCTTTGAACAAAATATTGTGCTGGAGTTCCTTTAGAAAGTTTACTTGATAATGCTGAATAAGCAGATCTAGCTATTTTTGTAAGAGAAGAATCAGATTGATCTGTGTCTGTTTTATCGGATCTAAGTGTAGCTTCTAAAACATCGTCCAAGCCATAAGTAGAAGTTCCAGTTGTTCCGCCTGCTGTAGTAGCACTTGTTCCATCACCTGTTGCTCTATAAAAAATATATTCTGCCTGACCTTCAACTAGATCAATATTAGTATCCCCTACTTCCCAGTAGTGCAAACCTCTATTGCCCCATTCTTGAAAAAGAATATTTAAAGATCGTCTTGCTGTTTTTAATTGATAACCAGAAGATACTTGAGAACCAATTCTCTCATAAGCTTCATTAATAATTTCATCAACAGCAAATGTCTTGTCGAACGTTACTGTTCCGGAAGTAGTATTCGCCATGAGCTACCTACTATCCGTAAAAGGCCGTTACGCTATTACACTGTGTTTCTGTATAAGTAATATAAGCTCCATCAGGAAAAACAACCCCATCAGCTGCTAAACTAAGATTATCATTAACCCCTAAAGTAGCATTAGAACGAACTGTTATTAAACTTGTTCCTGCTGTTCCACTATTTCTTATGTAAATTGATCCAATAGCGCCGCCACCAGTCCAATTTAAATTTTTAACTCGTGTACGACCTTCAAAAATAACTCCTGCTACTTCAGAATTAATTCCTGCAGACATATTTCCTGCTGGATTTCCGACCGCTGTTATTGACGATATTGTTGCAAAATAGCCTGTACTTGTTGCTGTACTAGAGTCTGCTCCAGTAACGGTTTCTGATAAAGCATCTCCATTAACATCCGTTCCTACTACTGTAAATGTAATTCCTGAATCGTCACTTGCACTTAAAAGTGTAATTTGTCTAGCTGTGCCAGTATCTGCTGTATAAGCGCCTCCAGAAGTTAATGCTCCACCTAAAGTAAGTGCTGCATTATTTCCAACTGCTGCTGCAGTCGATAAACCATCAGCATCGAGCGCTGTAGTTGTAATTACTGCAGATGATTTTATATCTGTTGACATAAATTTTCTCCTAACTATTATTAAGATGGAACCGAAGCCCCATCCTAATTTATTTTATTACAGATTCATCCAAACTAATGAATACTCTGAATCTGCAGAAACACACATAACTTGTCCGATTGCTTGACTTTCCACCTCTACGTCAGCGTCCAAAGGTTCAACTGCTCCTGCAGTTGTATCTGAACGAACACATGGTGATGTTAGTACAAGAGTACCAGAAGTTAATAATGCAGCTGGTCCATGAGTTTGGAACCAACCATAATAACTAGCAGTCATGTCAATTGTTGTTGCACCCACGCAAGCACCAGTATGTGTAGTTGGATCTACAACAACCGCTGAGTATGGGTTAGGCATTAAAGTTAATTGAGAACTAGTTGTTAACGCTGTTGCTAAATCATCGTAACAAGTAATAATAACACTTGGATCATCCGAGTGATCGTGAGCTGGGTGAGACTTAACTTTTAAACATTGTCCTTCACCATTCACATCATTAACAAATAGATAACCTTCAGCATATTGATTAGCTGTAAGGTCTGTGTCTCCAGCTGTTTCAATAGATATTGCTGTTTCACCAGCTGCAGTTGTTGCAGTAGCCGCACAGTTAGTGTGGTTAGCAACTTCTGTTACGTGTTGTACGAGTTTTCCAGCAGTAATCGCTGAGCCACCATTAAGTCCATATCTGAATTTTCTGTCATTGTAAATTAATTCACTTCCTAATGGAAATAATTGAGATGAACTTTCAGCGAATGGATCTACAGTTTGTGCAGAACTACTACCTTTACCGATTATTAAATCGGTTGGTCCGTAACCAGATGCAGCTGTATATTTCCAGTGCACTCCATTTACGGTTATTGCTTGCCCTGATGAATTAACTGAAAACTTATCAGAATAAGTTCCCAGGGTAGAACTTTTTGAAGAAACCTTCAGACCAGATTCTGCTCTGACTGTTCCTGTAAACGTTGTGTTTGCCATTTTATAATCCTCCTAGATTATGCGAACGTAGTCTCTAGGCCGTCTCTATACGCGTCTACGTTCTTAATTTAATGTATAGTAATTTTTTATAGCGCAAATTTTGATTAAGCGCAAGGTATCCTGTGGGAAAAAGTTAATTTTTGATAGCGCTTAAGTGGCTATCGAAACTTCGGGCTTGGCTTCGTTTACTTTGGTTTGAAGAGTATCTGCTTCAAACTCTTTGGCAATGATCTCTTTGATAACATCCTGGATTTTTCTATTAATCTCAATCATCCTGATATTATGCTTCCCGTCCTTCAGGTGCTCTTGTTGCCACTCTAACTCCAAGGACCGTTTCGTATTGTACAGGTCTTCCGTCATTTCTAACCTCCTCATAGGTTATCCATTTACCACGGGTAAATCCGTCTTTTTCGAACTTTACCTCATTTTTTCCCAGCTTGTCAAGGATAGAATTCTCTATACCTTCTGTGCTGTCTTCAGCCATAAGGGAAAAATCAGCATAATAGCCGTTAAAATGGATCTGTACTCGGAAATTTTTCATATTCACTCTTCTCATTAAAAAAGGGGCCGTTTTGAGGCGGCCCCTTAGTTTGTTAATTATTAAGCACCTTCAACACCGTAGATACCTCTAGGGTCGGATACTCCAAATGAGTATCTTTCTCTAGCTTTGTATCTTACGTTTCCTGTTGAAAAATCGCCTTCCATTTTAGTTTGGATAGGTAATCTTTCAAAGTACTTCATACCATTAGGCACGTCAGTGTTAATGTACCAAGAATCAGTATCTGTTAGATAGTGATTTACTCTGTATCCTTCAGGGATCATTCCCATGTTCTTAAGAGCATTGATATCATTATCAGCTGTACCAGTTCTACCTTGAGATTTTAACAATCTGTCAGCATTGAATTGGTTTTCAGAAGGAACAATCATTTTCATTCCTCTAGCTGCGATTTTAAGACCTCTTTCATCAGTCAGTGCAGCAATGTCAATCAATGCTTGCTCTAACGATGTTTCGTTAAGGTCTGCCTGTGTACTAAGCGTGTTTGAGAAAGTACCAGCGATCGTTGGGTGTGCTGTATTGAACAAAGATACTGCATCACCAGAATCAAAGTTGTCAGTTGTTGGCAACCCTTGATTTAGTGGATTAGCAGCTTTGATCTGTTTAGCATTTGCCATTGATCTCGCTAGCGCTTTTGTATAACGAGACGATAGTCTGTCATACAGGTTATCTTCCATTGCTTCTTCAGTTAAAGCAAATGCAAGAGCTACTGTTTCATTAGTATATCTTGCAGTGAATGTTTCTTGTGCATTGTCATAAGCAACTGCTGAACCCTCAGGTTTAACATATGCGTTAGCAAAGCCAGATAACATTACTTCTTCTTCAAAAGCTCTGTCAGATGACTCAGTAACATAAATTTCTTTATGTTCCTGGTCATATCTTTTGTATTCCAAGCCGAATAGTGCATTCAAACCTGGCTCTAGTTCTTTAACTAGTTGTTGTCGTGATATTGCCATAATTTATATACTCCTATTAAGCTGTTCCAGCGGTTCCAGAACCTAACAAATGTTCCGCTATCTGAACACACCAATTTACATTAGCGGCTCCGATTTCGTCATTTGCTGGATCTCTAGAAACACCTAGAACTTTTAGTTGTCTTGGACCTGCTGCAAAAGTGTCTGCAGATTCAGCCGTTGACAGTCCGTCTCGAGTTCTACCACCATTTGAGTCT